GCCATTCTTATAAACTGTTCCATAGACATGAGCAGCTGTGCCTGACGACCTTCTCATATCAAACTTAACTCTATATGTTCCTGCTCTTATTACTTTAATTTCTTTTATTTTGCTATAGTCTGTTGAGCCAGCTCCTGTTTTATTTCTTACTGTGTTAGCGCTTAATCTCAAAGTATCAGAGGCAATTACTTGAATCCTAGCACCTGTATTCTCTCTTAATAATAATCTATTAGCATCCACTGCAAATCCAATTACTCTTGTATTTGTTCCTCCAGTGTCACTTATCTCCCCAGCTGTATCAGATAAATAATACTCAGCTCCGGCAGTCAATCCTGTAAAACCATTAACAACTCCATCTTTTTGAAGTGTAATATCGTCATTATCATCACCAGATGTCATGGCAAATCCTATAAAACTATGTATTCTCTCATCGCTATGCGCAGCATTGGTTTTATAAACCTTGCCATCAGCATCTTTAATATAAACTGCTATTGGGTTTGAAGAAGCATCTATTGTTTCCCCTGCTGTTATTTGAATAGGTAAGTCTTGATTTATCTCAAGCGCTGTCAATCTATCTCCAGCAGATTTTGCTCTTGCGGTGTCTGACATATTATTGTTTTCTTAAAGTTTCTTTTAAGAATTGATTAGGTTTATGTTTCTCGCTGAACTTCTCGACCTTGCCATCAAAGTCAGCTTCTTTAATTTTATATTTAAGACCAAGAAAAGACACTAAGCGATATGCTTCTACTCGGTCTTTTACATCAATTTCTATTTTTAACTTCATGTTTGATTAGTTAATGTCCATTTACCGCTTACATACAAACTTTCAACATTAGACTTTGTCCAATCAACATTGACTCTGTTCCACAAAACATTCTCATCTATAAGAAATCCAAACTCTTTAAAAGTGCCATCTACTTCATCTGCAGTAAAGAAAGCATCTGTGTATAAAACATTAGCTGCTGCTGTAGAAGAAGCTACATCATTTCTATAGGTTTCGGTTTGTAGTTGAGTATCGTTAACTGTAGCGGTATCTTCTCCTGTTCCTAGAGCTGCTATGTTCATCTTTAAGTTGCCAGCATGTTCGTCTGCTAACTTTTTAAACATTGCTTCTACTCCTGCATAACAAACAATGTTTTCTACCTTATCTCTTTTAGTTATATTGCCATCTCTATCAATCCAGATCGCAGTAATAAGACCTTTAATAGCTAAATTATCTTTAAGACCTTTTTTAATTAAATTATTTTTATTTTTCATAATATTTTTTTAGTAAAGATACATACTTATATTTAATCTTCCCATTCGTTTCGAGTCGTCATCGTTCACCGGAAAGTAATGCGCTAAAACCCACGAAGGAGTAAAGGGGTCTTTCCTCATTAGCTCTGCTACTCTTATCGGTTCATCAACATCTATTGCAGCTTCCTTTGTTATTTCTTCTTCTAATAATAAACCTTCATAAACACTTCTAACTAATTCAAGTATCTCATTTCTGTCTATGACTATTTTTTTATTGTCCGCTAAAATTAATTGCTGTAAGAAATCTATTATTCCAAGTGGTCTAACAGAACAGAAATAAGCTTTCCAAATCATCTTGTTAGGACTAATCATTCTTGTCGTAACTTTGTTAATCAAGAAATGCTCGTCTATATCTCTAACATCTGATTGAATATGTATTAATTGCCCTGATCTTAACCCTGTTTTAACAGTTTCAAACTCTCCTTGCGTAATTGGTTCTGCATGAGCATCAAGTTCTGCTCTTGCTCTTTCTCTGGCTGCTTTTTTAGAACCTATGCTTTTATCTATTATTCTATCTACAAACTCTCCATACTTTTGGACTGAGTTTTCATCATATACAAGCGCCAATACTGGAAATAGGGGAGTGCCTGTCATGTCAAAATGAATACCTGAAGTAGCAACTTCTTCAAGAAATAAATACTTTCCATTAAAGTTCCATAAAACATCATGGCTAGTAAAATCATCTAAACCATCTACTCCAACACTCTGAGTTGCTCCATCTATCGAAACCGTCGGTTTAGAAGAATACTTATAAGAAAGATTTACTGTAGTCTGTTGTCCATCTGAAACATAAGTTTCAGTTCTTTCATCTGCTTCATATTCTCCTCCTCTTACATAAACTACATTCTTTAACTGACTTGTGTCCTCTTTAATTATCAATGAATTGTAAATATAATTTCCACTATCATCTGAAAGTCCAAACGGTGCATTTTTTGAGAACTTTGAGAAGAAGTGAATATCTTTATTATAATCTACATACCATTCATAGTTAACTGCATCTGCAAGCATCTGAAGACACTTTGAGGGCTGTTCGTAGTTAAACGCAATGTAATCTATTGTTATCGGACAATTAACATTATTTAAGGTAAAACCACTTAAGTAATCAGTATTTATATCTGCTATTATGTCATTAACTGTTTGCTTGGAATAAGCTTTAACTACTCTCTGTCTATCCATCTCTCCTGTATAATCCTCACAAATTACTCTATAAGTTATAAAGTCCTTTCCTCTAACACTCTTCTGAACTTCTAATATGTATCCTGCAAACTCTTTTACAGTATCAATTGTTACTTCAATTTCTTGTCCTACTTCTGGTTTCCAAGTATCTGACTCAAGAATATTAATATCAAATTGCAATGTATCTATCTGACTTGTTAAAATATCACTCTTTATAAAAGCAGAATAATCAATCCAATCTTTTCTATCAATACTATCTATTAATATCTCAATAGTCATAACTTAATAATTCTTTTTAATTTGTTTATTATCTTATCTCCAATATCTTCTGCTACCTCTTCTGATAAATAAGTTCCACCATTTATATTAACAGTAATTCCTCCTGCAAGGGCAGATGGATTTTTTGTAGCAAATAACCAATCAGCAGGATCAGTTTGAATAACTTGACCTTGAGGAGTAATAACTGCATCTTGAACTGATTGCGGTCTAAAATATTGAGAACCAAATAACGAACCACCTATACCTGAACTTCTACTATATGCTTCTGCTCTTGCTTGTATTTCACTAATGGTTACTCTTGTTTTTTCTTTTTCTGCTTCAACATGTGCATCCTTGGTAGTTTCTATTAATTTCAATTCTTCTTGAGCAGCTTTTTCTCTTTCTGCTTTTTGTAAAGCTAGTAAAGTCATAGTTTCAGCATACTCTTCTATTCTTAATCTTTCTCTTTCTTTATACTCAAGATACATTCTTTCTAACTCTCCAGCTTGAAGTAGTTTCTTGTGCCAACTTACCTCATCTGATAAATCCATATCCCAAGAATAAAACTCTCTTAATTCATCTTGTATAGTTGCTATTTTATTTATGAGATCTGATGCCCTTTCATAATTATGTGCTTTCTCTTCTAATGTTGCTTCTTTTCTTAATTTATCTACTTCAAGTTCATATTCTGCTACTTTCTTTGCTACATTATCTCTAAAAGAAATTTCATCTTCTTCTTTTTCATCAAGAAATCTTTTTGTAGTATTAACCATTTCCTCGTTAATACTTTCTATTTCTTTTTTAAGTTCGCTATATTTATCTTTGGTAGTATCTATGCTTGTTCCAAATGTATCCGTTGTATCTCTAACGCTTTGTTCTAAATCTTTTAATACACTAGTCATATCATATCCCATTTTATTTCCTTCTTGCCCGCTTTTTTCTATTCCTTCTACTGCTAACTTATTAAACTCTCTATTTGTTCGTATCGTTGCAAGTCTAATATTATGAAGAGTATCCTCTACTGTCTTTCCTATTAATGGTATTTTAGAAAGTCCTGATAAAATAGCTTCAATTAAGTTAAGAAAAGCAAGTTTAACATATAAGAATACTATCATAGCTGTATTCTTAAACCCTCCTAACTCTTTACTGGCTTTATAGAACTCATAGATAACATATCCTACCAATACGCCTATCGCTGTAATAAAAGCAATAATAGGCACAGCCATTAATCCTAAAGCAGCTATTTTTGTCTTAATCATAGCAAACTTTAATCCTATAAAAGACTTTGATAAAGCACCTATTGCTATCGACATTTTAAGAGATACTAAACCAAGCATACCAATCGCTCCTATTAATCCAAATAATGCAGCTGTAACTACTATAATTAGTTTAGCTAAAGCACTATTCTCTTTCATCCATTCTGAGATAGATATAACGATAGGTGTAATCTTATCAAGTAAATCTTTGATCGTAGGAATAAATACTTCTGCTAGAGCATATTGCACTCCTTGAAAACTACCTCTAAGCTTTGTCATCATATCACGAAGCTCTGCTGCAGAACCAGCTGCATCTTCATCAAACACAATTCCTAAATCATGTGTTTCTTCTCTTAACCTTCTCATTCCTTCTTCTCCTTGAGCGAGTAAAGGTAATAATGCAGTTCCTGACCTTCCAAATATCTCTTGTGCTACACCAGCTCTAATAAGAGGGTCTTCAACTTCTCCAACTGCATTCGCTAATCTCCAAAACATATCTTCCGGAGATAATCCTTGAATATCTGATACGCTTACTCCTAATGTATCAAGAGTTCTAGTAGATTGACTTAATCCTCTTTCGGCATCAAGAACAAACCGAGACATTCTTTTAATACCTACTTCTAGTCCTTCAATACTTGTTCCAGATATTTGAGCAGCATATCTTAATTCAGATAAAGCTTCAGAAGTAAAACCAGTTCTCAATCCCATCTTATGAATTTGATCTCCAGCTTCTATGTAATTCTTAGTAGCTAATACGATCGCACCTGATATAGCAGCAAAACCAGCAGTTCCTACCATTGCCATCTTCTTAAAAGCTGGCTCCATTTTCTTTAACTTACCTTGAACACTATCAAGGTTTTTCTCCACATCTTTAAATGCTTTGTCTGCTTTATTCTGTGCGTCTATTATAAACTTAACGCTTTTTTCTGCCATGTTTGCTTAGTTTTGAATTTATTTTTTGGGCTTTATCTGAATCTATTTCAAGCTGTGCTTTAATAAGCTCAATAAACCATCTTGGCTGAGATTGATAAATATGGTAATCCCAGCCCATCTCTCTACAGATGGTAACCATACTCATTTCTGGAGTTAATCTTCCTAACCTGTAATACCTTCTTGCTTCGAGACGGGCTTTGTAAAATCCTCTTCTTTAACTACTTTATCTACTGCTTTTAAGACAAATAGATAATCTACTTTTCTTAAGTTTTTTACTTCTTGCACTACATCTTCTTTCTTACCACCAACTGAAATTACTACTGCTTTAATAGCATTTTCAATTGATTGTCTTTGTGCTTCTCCAACGTTTATCTCGCCTTTGTCTATCCCTGTAGTATTAAGACTTAAGCGTATATCTGTTATTGGCTTTTGTATATCTTCATACTCACCACCTGTAATCCATTCCTTTATTTCTACTTCGACTTTATTTGGTGTTGTGATTTTTTTAATGTTGCTCATATTAGTATGATGCTGTTTCATTAGTTACTACGACCTCAATTGTTTTTGTTCCGTCATTTTCAGCTACGAAATCAACTCCTTCTTGAACCAAATCATCAAGAGGAGAATCTTGGTCATAAGTATCAACTCTAAATTGAGGTATTTCTATCTCAATCTTTCCTGTAGTATCTCCGTCAAACACAACTTTAAGCGCTTGCTTAGTTAGATCTTTAGCTGCATCTTTCTGTGTTTCATCTTCAAACAATAAAGAAATCCTTCCTGTTGCTCTAAATCCCTTACTAATTATCCTATCTACATCATTGTCTCCCGGAGCATAAACCAACTCAAGATTATTATTAATCTCTAAGCTAAACTCTTTAATCTTTAATGCACTTGTAGTTGAGTTATTAGTTAATTCTACATAAGCATTCTTAAATGTGTATAACTCTACATCGCTTGTATGGCTAGGAGATAAAGCTCTTCCTTCAATAGGATATTTAGAAAGAATATCTGTGTTAAGACTTACAACATCGTCTGCAAAGTTAATCTCTAATCTATCTACTGCACAGTTAGTAAAATCTACTTGATCTACTACTCTGTCTCTCCAAATATTAGCTGTTAAGGGAAGATTATCTTCTTTCATTGTTATCGTATGATCATATAGAGCTCCTGATTCAGTAGAATCAATATCTCCTAACGCTAATCCAAATAACAAAGGAGCATTCTCTGTATTAAGAATTACCTCTAATCCTCCTTCACCCCATTTCTTTCCTTCAACCGAATCACCGCCTTCCATATCTCTTACTGCTTTTGCTTGAGAATCTGCTATTGGGGTATGTCTTTCTATTAATCCACAGCTAAGAAAAGGGAGATAAGTGCTAATCTCAGATGTCCCTCCAGTTGTGTTTGTTAACGCAATACCAATTGAGTTTCTTCTTCCAATATTAACGGTCATCTTTTTCCTTAGTATTTAATTTATTCTTTTTTGAACCCTCTTGACCTTCTTTGACACCGTATGACTTGTTCTGAACCTCTTCAAAAATAGGGTTCTTTAATAGCTGTTCAGCTATTTTTTCATCGACCTTTTTTTCTTCTCCTGCTTTCCATTTTAAAGAAAACTTGGGAGTCTGACAATTTTTATTTGCTTTAATGGTTATCATATTACTGTTTCAACAGTTTGCACTGCTAAAACTACTTTAATTTGTATTCGAGTATTATTATCTACATACTCTTTTACGACCTTTATTGGCATTGTTCTTACTACTCCAGCTAAGTCTAAAGAGTTTTTAGCTCTAAAGGCATTTGAAATAGTATATGCCCTATCTATCGTTGTATCTTCTGCATCTTCTCTTCCTTTAAAATCTTCTATCTTTTCCTGTATCATACTGATTTCAAACTCATATATCACAGAATCCTGAGTATTAGTTAGCTCTGAAGATTCTTGATCTTTCCAAACTACCCAGCAATAAGGATATCCCTCAGCTTTTAGTTTAGGATATTTATAAACTGCTTTTATGTCATCTACTGCGTTAAGTAATGTTACAATTTTATCTCTAATTGTTTTTATCATATTTTTTTAATTACATTTTCTACTGCTCTTTCAAAGAACCCAGAGATTGTTCTTAAAGAAGCTTCTACCGCTCTAATCATAAACCTGCTTTCTCCAACTCCTCCTGCTCGTGGTCTTCTGTTATAAGGAGGGTGAAAATAAACCGCATATTTAACTCCTACATAAGCTTCTCCTGATAAATCTCTGCTATAAACCTTATGACCAATAGATGACTTCATTCTTCCTTTCTTTACCGGCGATCTTCTCATTGCTTCTCTTTTTACTTGTAATACAGACTTCTCAATCGCACTATTAAACTCTTTTCTTGATTCTTCCGGATATCTCTTAAGAGACTCTACAATTCTGTTAATGTCATCTGATTGTATGTTCATTTCAATAGCCATTATATTTTCCTTATTCTTAAACTTGTAATTCCAAATTGTTCAAACTTATAAACTTCCGTGCCTCTAACAAGATAAGTATCGCTTCCATCTATCACTTTATCTTCTTCTTTGATTCGTGTTTCATTAGTAAACATTAAATAATCCTTTCCATAACTACCCTCTAAATCTTCTCCAAAGGTATCTTCTAAGGGAGTAATAACACAAGACACATCAGTTAAATAATCTTTATATGTTTCTGTATCTACAGGTGTATCATCTTCCAATCTTTTAATATCTACTTCTCTATCAAAGAAAATGTTCATACTCTTAAATATCTTTTTAATGTTTTTAATGCTTGCTCGTAATCTCCTATCTGCTTCTCATCTCTATAAGTAAGAGACATCGGGCCGAGAGAAACAGACTTATAACCTGTTCCTTTAGGAATCTTTGTTTGAATTAACCCTGAGGCAAGAATTGTAGCTGCCAGCTCTATATCCTTAGGACATTCTTCTGAATAACCCCAATGAGCTGTAACGCTTATATTCTGCTCTCCTTTTGTAAAATAAAGACCGCTATCTTCTGTAAGTCTTATTCTTGTCTTTGGATCTGTATTGGGAGGATAGAGGATATAATCATCGCTATCTACTGTATCGTCATCTATTGATAGCGCTGTAACCCCTGTTCCTGCACACTCATCTATGTAAAGCTCTATAGGGTGTCTTGTATATTCCCCTATAGCAACCACTCCTTCTTTTTCAATTTCATACTTCCTTTCAGATGCTGTGCTATCAGCAATAAAAACCCTACCTGTTATTTTTTCTATTAATGTTTCAACAGATTCAATCCAAGATTCTATCTGGGAACTGAAAGAAGCATCAATGTCTTGAAGTGTATAATTTTCTATATTTGTTTGATTTGTATAACCTTTCATTTTATTAAACGCATACTGCGTCTTCTACTTTTTTATATGGACTTTTTTTAGCAGTGTAAGGCGACTCTTTTCCACTATAAAGTGAATCCTTATCACTATATGGACTATCTTTTTTTGTATAAGGTGAATCTTTAGGACAATAAGGATCTCTTGCTATTACTGCTATCTCAATTAATCTTTCGTTGCTATCTTTATAAGTTCCTTCTAATTCTATTGTTCTTTCATCTGTGCTAACTAATCCTCCTACTAACTCTACATTTCTCTCGTTATTTGCTGTTAATATACCCTCTAACTCTACATCTCGTTCATTTTCATCTGTCTTTTGTCCTACCAGCTCTACATTTCTATCACTATCAGCTTCTTTTTGTCCTACCAACTCTACTAATCTCTCGTTATCAGTTGTTTTTACTCCCTCTAGCTCAACATTCCTTTCGTCATTTTCCTCTAACTTTCCTGTTAACTCTACAGAGCGCTCATTTTCTGTAGTGTCTATTCCTTGTATTTCTACAATTCTCTCATCGTGGTCAGATCCAGCTACATCAATTTCTATTGTTCTTGAACTTACTCCTATCCCTTGAGTGTCTAATTCTACTATTCTTTCATCATCTGCTTTTATTCCACCAATCAATTCTACATTTCTATCATCGCTATCGGTATCTTCTCCTATTAATTCTATTAACCTTTCATTCTCGGTTTCACTTATTCCTTCTAACTCTACAGTTCTTTCGTTATGTTCAGAACCTGATACTCCAATCTCTACTGTTCTCTCTGAATTATCAGTATCTATTCCTTCAAGCTCTACATTTCTGTCAGATTGTTCTGCTATTCTACCTTCTAACTCAATTAATCGCTCTGAATCTGTGTCTAATTTACCAATTAACTCAACATTTCTTTCATCTTCTCCTTCTAGCAAAGCACCTTCTAATTCTACACTTCGCTCTGAATGAGTTTCAGATTTTCCTTCTAATTCAACTAATCGTTCATCGTTTTCTTCTTTCTCTCCTAACAACTCTACATTTCTATCGCTATTAACATCAATCTTACCTATTAACTCTACTATCCTCTCATTATTGTCAGTATCTTTACCGATCAATTCAATATTTCTATCAGATTCATCAGTATCTTTACCTATTAATTCTACATTGCGGTCTTCTTGTAAAGAACTCTTTCCCTGTAATTCAATTAATCTATCAGAACTCGTTGCTTGTTTTCCAAGAATTAACTTCTAATTTACCAGCTAATTCAACTGTTCTCTCATCATCTTCGGTATCTTCACCTTCTAACTCTATTGTTCTATCATCGTTATCTTCTACTTTTCCCTCTAATTCAATATCTCTATCATCATTATCTTCTAACTTTCCTATTAACTCAATATCTCTTTCGTCATCTTCTTCTGCTTTACCTTCCAATTCTATATCTCGCTCATCGTCTTCTTCTTCTGCTACCTCGTGAAATGTAGCACACTCTATAGTAGACCAATTGCTATCATCTGTAACACTTTTAACTCGGTAGCAGTATTCTGTTCCGTTTTCAAAATCATCTTCGTCGTCGTAAGTGAATTCTCCTTCGCCTTCATCTATCTTTATTGATGCTTCTACAACTTCCCATTCACCTCCGTCTTTCTTTCGTTCTATTCTCCAAGTGTTATCTGCATATTTTCCTTCTAACTCTATATTGCGGTCACTATTAGTATCGGCTATACCTTGTAATTCTATATTTCTCTCGTCATTGGCTGGTTCTCCTGTTTCTTCTTCTTCTCCTACCTCATAAAATGTTGAGGGGCTGTTTTGGTTATTGTATTCGGTTGATACCCAGTCAGAACTTCTATTCGTATTTGATATTCTAGCTTCATCTATTTTTCCAATAAATGTTTCGCCCCAATTATCTGTATTTATTCTAGCTTCAGTTCCAGACCCAGATTGTAAGGTTGTTGTATCAGTATCTACACTTGAACCATCTAGGTATAAAGTATGATTAGACCCATCAGTAGTTACAACATAATAATGCCAATCTCCACCACCTGGAAGTGTTGTGGTTAATATAATACTCCCTCCCCAAAGCCATACAGATACTGCTGAACCTCTGAACCCCAATTGAAAGGAAGCGTTACTTTCATTATTTATTAAAACTAAATTCTCTGTTCCGGGTGTGCCAGAAGGATAATAAGCCCAACAAGAAAGTGTCATACTGGCATTCGTATTGGGCATACCCGTAGTCCCTAACTCAATATAATCATCAGTTCCAAAGTCTTGTCCTTTTCCTATAAACCCAGATGTTTCTTCGGGATTATTAGCACTTGCTTTTGCTCCATCATTACCAGCAGAAGTTGAATCTTTTACTGTGCTAATAGTTACGT